TTGTTGCATTAAGAGCAACAGATGAATAACCACCAATTGCTTGTTCTAAAATAAGTAAGTTTGTGTTTGTAATCTGACCCCAAGTTCCTGAGTTTTCTCCAGTTGCTTGTACGGTAAGTTTTAAACTTGCTGATGTAGAATTTGCCATATTTTTAAATCCTTAAATTAATTCATATTATTAAATTTATGCAGCAGTGTCAACTTCTGTCCACGTTGAAGTAGAGCCTTCGTCAACCTCTGTCCAAGTTGCAGTTGAGCCTGTATTTACTTGGTTCCAGCCAATAGTATTAAGTGTTCCTTCTGCTATTGTCAAGCTAATTCCAGTAGGAATTACAGTAGCATTTCCAATAACTGTAACACTGTCCTCCTGAATGGTCATTTCTTGACCAGTAACTTCTGCTATAGATACTGCATCAACGGTACCTAAATTAGCTGTAAATGCTATACCTGTAAGAGTTACATTTGCATCACCAATAACTGTTGCAGAATCTTCCTGCATAGTCATTTCTTCTCCAGTAGGAGAAACTATTGTATTAGCATCTAGGGTAGCTGTACCATCTTCGATAGTCAATGCTTCGCCAGTAATAGATACTTCTACATCTGTAAATGCTGTAACTGAATTTAGATTAGTTGTAAGTTCTTCTGGCTGTGAAACAATTGGACCAACTGCAATTTCAATAGAAACATTTGCAAGATTAATTTCAATTTCACTTTCTGGACCAGCATTTACAAAAATATTACCACCTGCTTGAATATCAACAGTTCCTAAATTTGATGATAAACCAAATCCTTGAAGTTTTAATAATTCAGCGTCACCTAAATTAGTAGATAATAACTGACCAGTAACATCTACTCCAACATCTGTTGTAATAGATTCATCGCCTTGATTTAAATTTAATGGTTGTCCTATAACATCTACTCCAACATCAGTTGAAATAGTTAAAGAACCTAAATTTGAAGATAAAGAAATTCCTGATAATTGAACAGAGTATGCATCACCCCAAACACCGTTACCCCATTCAAGTCTTCCCCAACCTGCATTAATTTCAGCAGTAACAGTTACACTTCCTATGGATGCAGAAAGATTATCATCAGTTCCACCATAATTACCTTCGCCATATGCACCTTCACCCCAAGTTAAATCATTAGGGTTCGTTACATTTACATCGGCGTTAGCATTATCACCAAACTGATTTTGTCCCCAGTAGCCTGTGCCCCAAGTACCTGATGCCATAGGAATTACCTCCTATGATTAACCAGAGATTCTTAAGATCGCTGCTGTTGATGTTGGCGCTGGAAATTGAATTGTGAACGTACCAGAAGTTGCAGTTTTATCTCCACCAAAATCTAAAACAGCAACCGCTGCATTAGTTACAGTAGCAGATGTATTATAAATTAATGCACCTCTAGCAGTTAAAGTCACACCAGTGAATGATAAGTTTGCAAAATCAACTCTAGCTACACCTGCAGTTATAGAAGTACCATTATTAACTAACGCTCCGCCACCTGAAGTGTATTGACCAGAATCACCTACTTGACCAGTAGTTGTAAAGGAAGTTGTAGCAGAAGTTAAAGTTGCACCTGCGGTATAAAGAGCTAATTTAAAATTATCGCCACCAGTCTGCTTAAAATTATGCTCACCTTCCAATAATTCTTTTTTGAAAGAATTTGCAATCGCTTGTGTTATAGCCATAGTTTATCTCCTTATTTACCTCCGACTCGAGGAACACCTGATTGATATTCATCTCGTCTTCTTCTTCCCATTTGTTCAATTGAGAAGCCTTCAACTACTTGTTTATACTTTCCTTCGTATAATTGCAAGAGATCATTTGGCCCCTTCAAGAATGAAAATGCTTCTACTAAGCAAGCATATAAAAGTCCGTTGGGAAAATTCTGACTTAAATATGTAGTTGTATTACTACTCGATAAACCTTCATCTTTCAAGATATAATTTAATTGAATTTCATAGGTAGAATCTGGTGTAGGCGCTACAACTATGGTGTCTTGATCCCACATACTGTAATATTTTGGCTCTCCAGTAGCTCCTGTTGAATTATATTCTGACATAAAACTTGTATCTCTATATTCTAAAAAATTTCTAGTTGAACCTGATCCACCATCTACAATTTGAGCAGATCTAACTACAAGTAAATTATTAGGTGTATTTATAAATCTTTGAGAAGTAATTAAGTTTGCTGTTGCATATCTTCTATTATTATCAGAATCGACATCTCTTAAAATTCTAAATTCTGCATCAGAAATAAAACCATTACAAATAGAATCTGTTAAAACATTTGAATCTACTTCTGTGTAATCTCTTATTTTTTGTAATAATTCTGAATAAGTCATATTAAGCTGATAACGTTACCGGTCCTGCAGTACAGTTATCTCCTCCTCCGTATACATCACCTGAAGTAGCAGTATCACTACTTACAAAATAATAATAATTAGTTGTATCTGTTATATTACCACTTGAATCTATTTTGCCAAGTATAATACTAAATCCTAATGCATTATCTATATCAGTTACATTATCAAATGTAGGTATATCCCCAAAACCAGTTGCATTACTTGGTCCTCTAAATCTTACTACATCAGAAGTAGATCTATTGTGAAAAGGTTCATACACATTTACATAAGTTGTACCGGCATAGTTAATTGTTTCAAAAGGATTTGGATTTAATAAAATTAAAACTGCTGGTTCTGTTCTAGCTGGTCTTGCATTTGTTAAACCTTGAGCATCTGCAGTATGTGGTTTTGGTTCTAATTGTGGATGTTTAGCTTCGAATTCTGAAACATGCACCCTGGAACCATTCCATTCAATAACCATTTCTTTATATGGAAAAGCCATTCCACTTCTATCTGAAATAAATTGTGCATATTTTCCTTTTGATAAATTAGACATTTGGATAATAAGTTTTTGGTGTTATAAAAGAACTTGATGAAGAACCATCTTCCTCAAGAGCTCTTTTAAGTTCATCTTCATAAAGTAATTTCATTTGTTGAACAAGTTGTGGATTAAATTTTTGTGATAAATAATAAGCTAATCCTGATACCATACAAGGTACAAATCTATAAGGTACATCAGCTTCATTAGAATAAGCTCCCGCATCTTGAATTCTTTTTACATAATAATAATTAATTGTATTACCGGCTTCAGTTGAACCAGGTGTTAAATATAAAGTAATAGTTACTTTATCTATAAATCTTTGTACAAAATATTGTGTTGGAGTTCCTGTATCAGTTTTATTTGATAAACCTTGATAAGAAGATCTATTAATTTTTGTTAAAGGAAAATCTACACTAGATGAATTTCTATAAACAGCTTCTAAAATATCATCAACACCATAAATAGCTGTAGCATCAGAAGTACCATCTGTTGATGATCTATACATTGTATATTCAGATTGACCATTAACTAATGTAATTGAATTATTTCCTACTTCCCAATAATGCAAACCTCTATTTGCCCATTCTTGAAACATAATGTTTAAAGAACGTCTTGCAGTTTTTATATCGTTACCTGAATAATCAAATCTGCCTACTCTTTCATAAGCTTCAGTAATTATATCATCAATATAAAAACCTGATTCAAAAGTTGTTGTTCCAGAAGTTGCCATTTAAGCTCCTAACTATCCAGAATATTTATCAGTCAATAAAGTTACAGCTGCAACTGTTGTAAATGTAGAAACAAATATTCCTTCACCAAATCTAATTCCATCTTCAGGAAATGAAAAATTAATTACATCTCCAGCTGGTACATCTGCTGTAAATAATGCAGCACCTGCTTGAGAAGAAGTTGTTAAAGTAACTTTACCTGCATTAGTTGCGTCAGTGTTAGAGACTATAATACCTCTTAGTCTTACAGCTGGTGCAACAATAGCACTTGTAGTTGTTGCTTCAAATCTAGTTGCTTGTATATCGCCTTTACTTGCCATATTTATTCTCCTTAGAATTTAAAGGAGCCCCGAAGGGCTCCATAATTAATTATGCACCAGTTGCAATGTCTGCACCGTCTTGTACTCTTTTCCAAGTAGTACCATCAGAAAATGCATAAGTAGCTGCGTTAGAAAATCCGTTAGCAACGTAAATCATAACACCATCATTATCAACTGCACTTAAAGTTTCTCCTGATCTTGTGCCTGATGCAATCGTAACAGTCGATGCATTAGAAACAGTCCAAGAAACTTTTCCACCTTGTTGTGTATCACCAGCGTTTTCGTTAGCACCACCAATGAAACCATTAAGTGCTACTACTGGTCCTGTAAACGTAGTATTTGCCATATTTATATCCTCCTAGTTATTTCTACATAGTCTCTAGGCCGTCGACTATACGCGTCTATGCAGAATATTTATGTATAGTAATTAATTTATATAATAAATTTTAGAATAGTGCAAGAAATCCCTACAGGAAAAGATTGATTCCAGTGATTTATAAGTCCTAATTAACCAGCATAAAGATGGATTTCACCATCTCTAGGATTGCTATGGACTTTTGCTTCTTGTTCTCTGATGATGGTTCTGATTACTTGTTTAATCTCATCACCTAGAACAGACATCTCAGCGGTTATTTGTCCTCTATTTTCAAGAAACAACTCGTTCCATCTAGATTCGAGCTTGAGTTTCTTCGCGAACAGCACCATATTGTCCTGAGCCATTTGTAACCTCCTCATAGGTTATATAAAAATCACTAATAGTACTATGGTACTCCAGATCATTTTGTTCCCATTTTATATCAGATTTTCCTAAGAAGTCAACAATGAGAGGATTTAGCTCAGCTGCATTATTTATTTCTTTTTCGCTTTCTATTTCAAATTGTGTTTGTAGTTTTTTTGTAAATATTTTGACTAAGTATTTATTCATGGTTTTTTCTTTCTATATGTTAAATGAGGCGGGATTGTGTCCCGCCTCAAATATTTTAATTATTATGCACCTTGAACGCCAAAGATACCTCTAAAGTCAGAAACTCCGAAAGAGTATCTTTCTCTAGCTTTATATCTTACGTTACCAGTATCGAAGTCACCTTCCATAGCAGTTTTAATTGCTGCTCTTTCAAAGTACTTCATACCATTTGGCACGTCAGTGATAATGTAGAACGCATCTGGATCTGTTAAGAAATTGTTCACTCTGTAACCTTGAGGAACCATTCCCATAGAAACGATTGCGTTGATATCATTATCAGCAGTTCCAACTCTACCTTGAGACTTCATCAATCTCTCAGCTGTAAATTGAAGCT